GTCATAAAACCTAAAATACTGGCTTCCCAAAGCACCGTAGGCAGAGTTAAGGGATACTTTCTTTGCGAGTTGTAGGTTGTTGTATCTGGCGATTCGTTTTTCAATGTCGTAGTTTTTTGCTTTGTCTTTTTCATTTTCTTTCTCC